GTGGGACTTGTCCATGAAGTACCACTGGTAAGCACAACCATGTTAGAAAAGCCTGTCGGCGGTACTCCAGAATACCAAGAAGAACCATTAGACAGAACAACTTCGCCTGTGGCTCCTGCTGCTAAAGTTAAAAAAGAACTAGAGCCATTACCAAGTAACACAGTACCAGCAGTAGCGAACGATAGTCCAGTACCACCATCAGATACGGACAAATCAGTAATTAAGTTTGAGATTGTGCCACTAGAGAATGAGAAGTGACTAAGAGAGCCACTAACACCTGTTAAATTTGTTGCTGTACCAGACGCAGCGTCTAACTTTGTACCGATAGCAGTAGCAATGTTGTTGTACTCTGTATCGTGCTCAGTACCTTTAATGATCTTACCTGCTGATCCACTCGGTAGTGAATCTTTCGCAGCAAAGTTAGTTGTCTTTGTGTAATTAGACATGAAAGTCAATCCTCTTTGGTATTCTTAACCTTTTGGACCTTTTCAGTTTTCTTTTCTTGTTCTTCTTTTACTTCTTCAGAATCTTGATGTCTACGCATCTCATTAATATCAAACTCATACTCTACGTTGAGTAAGTTGTTAGACCAAATACATCTGAATGTAGCCATTGTGACCTCTATATAAAAGAGAAGCTGCCGAAGCAGCCTCTCTAGTGCTTCTAATTAGCTAGGAATGATCAGAGCAATACCAGCATCGTTACGCAGCTCTGCAACACCATACAGCGTGTCAGCAGTGTACAGCGTAGCAAGATACTCTTGCTTGTACTGAGCCTGTGAGCGAACAGCCATCTGCTCTGCAAGGACCAATGCATCCTTATGGAACATCAAGCAAGCACGAGGAGCACCAGTGGTAGAAGTATAAGCAGTGTCAGCGTTGCTGCTAACAAAAACTTTAACACCGTATACATCACCGATTTGACCATTACGGATGGTGTTGTTACCACCTTGCTCACCAACAAAGGCTTGTTCGGTAAAGCGAGCAAGACCCATCATGGTGTTACGAGCAACAGGAGGAATAACGAAGTAACGGCTATCCTGAGGTACGTTAGCATCGTCAAGACGCTGGATCGTACGACGAATAGCAGCATCAGTCAATGCAGTTGCGTTACCAGCACCAGCACCACCAACGAAGGCTGTAGTACCATCACCACCGATGTAGGCAGTGGTTGTACCGGACACACTGTAGTCACCAGTAGCACCAGCGGCATGAGAGCCATTGAACAGACGACCAATCTGAATCAGATCAGTGTCAACCTGTGCTGAAAGAGCATAACCAGCATCTTCAGTGTAGAAACGACGAAGTGAAGCAAGAGCCTGAACTTCAACGATGTCCTCAATCAAACGTGAGTATTCGTAGTGCTTGTTAATGGTAACCTGCACTTCAGACTCAACGTTAGCCTGAATGGTAACAGCCGTGTTAGCTGCTTTAGCGGCTGCTGAACCACGGGTAGGACTAGGAATATGAAGCGTATCACCTTTCTTACCACGCATCGTCATCTTGTTGACGAGGTTCGCCATAACAAGATTCTTTTTGTAGGAAGCGATGATTTCATCAGACCAAATCTCAGGAATAAATTTATCTGCATTGGTCTTGTTGACAATGGAGGAACTACCTCCAGGATAAGCTACTGCGGCCATTTTAAATTTCCTTTAAGTTTAGGTTATCGAACCCTACCTTCGTTATAGGCTGAGATGATGTCATCTTGTAATGCCATATAACGCTCAGGGTCAGTCATTTGGAGCCGAATAAGATCTGCTCGACGATAAATCTTCTTGCTCGTTTCACCAGTAGCACCATCAACCGCTACCGTAGCTGCTTTCAAGGTTTGATCTCTTTGGCTCTGTAACTGCTGTGCTGCTTGCTGAACAGTTTCCTGTTTAGCTTTCTTCAATGCTTTGAAGTTAGACAGTAGTTCATGAGCTGAGTCATAATCAAATTGTTTGTCCGCTGCTAGGTACAATCTTTGACGTACAGGTGACTCATTCACCCAGGTAGCAAACTCAGGATCAGTAATGACCTGTGTATAGTCTGGATGCGATTGAGCTAGCCTGTTTGCAGTTTGCATCCTTGCCATCTGTGCCGCAGCCTGTTGAGCTTGGACAACTGCTGGATGGGATTCAACTGCTTTATTAACTGCCTTAACAGGATCGGCAAAAAAGTCAGTATCATCTTCGATAGCTTTAGCAGGTTGATCCTGCGGTGTGATTTGCCTTTTGATGAGTTCATCAGCTAACTTACGAACTTCTCCAACTTCTTGTGCTTGACGACCAATTAGCTTTTCAGC